CAATTTCAACAATTACATTAATGGAGATTTTACCATGATAGCAAATATAGAAAGTGCCATTAAGTCTTTAGGTAATTATGAATTTGTTATAGACGGAAATGTTAATTCTCAATCTGATTGGGATAACAAAGTTCGTTTTGTAATAGGTGCAGATGAAAATGACTTAGCTATTTTTTCTGATACAAAACCAGTAACTTATGCAGAAGTAACAGCTAAGTTATCTGAGTTAGAAGTAGATGCAAAATGGTATGACATCAGAGAAAAAAGAAACAAACTCCTAGCAGAAACAGATTACTTAGCATTATCTGATAATACAATGTCTGATGAAATGACTGCTTATAGACAAGCACTAAGGGATTTACCAGCATCTACAAGTAACCCTGATGATGTGGTGTTTCCAACTAAACCCTAATGAAATATTTAGTATTACTTCTACTTTTTATCTCTTGTACTTTTACAGTAGATAGTAAAGCAGAAACTAATACTGTATCTTCCACAGTCACAGGAACTACCACTGTCGATAAATCACCTAGTACGGCTAATGCTCCTAGTGTGGTAATGAATAATCAAGATGTATGCACATCAGGTGGATCAGTAGCTTTGCAAACACAAATATTTGGTTTTGCTAAAGGCTCTACTGTTAATGATATTACTTGTGAACGATTAAAATTATCTCGTGCCTTATATGGTATGGGAATGAAAGTTGCTGGTGTTTCTGTTCTATGTCAAGATCCACGAGTTTTTAATGCTATGGAAATGGCTGGAACTCCTTGCCCAGCATACGGAACTATTGGCGAAACTGCTCAAGCCTATTGGGATTCTCACCCAACAGAAAGACCTGATTATAAAAAGGAGTCCAATGTTAAAAAATATCTTGTGGGTGGTGGCATACTTCTCGCTATCTCTACTGGCTTCCTCTTATTCTAAGGCATACGAGCAACGATATTATGTTGGAGATACTGGCCCCAGTGGTGGTGTTGTTACAAGCGTTACCCTACAATCTGTCTTATCAGATAGTTCTACTGAGTTGGTAGGTGATTTTGAAGAAACTACCTACACTTATATATATACAGAAACTATTGTTGAAGATGTACAATCTACTCAACAAGTAACAACGACCACTTATGAAACTGTGGAAGAAACCACAGGCGATATTATTACTAATAATAATTTAAGTAATGGTACTGTCACTTGTACGACTCAAGGCACAGGAATTTATTACGATCCTAATGGGTGTGGTAGTCACACTATAAATTGGGATGATTCTCATATATCGACTGATGGTGGGTATCAATATCAAACAAACTTAAATGAATTTTTAACACAAGACGAAATTAATTATGGTTTTGATGTTAATGCCTCTAATAGTGTTTACGCATCAACAAACTCTGCCACTTGGTCTATAACCTTAAAAGTTGTAGATCCCAACACAGGGTATGACACACAAACAACTTATAGTTGGTTACTTAATCAAGGTACAAATAATTTTAGTTTAGGTCTTACTGTTGATGAGAACGATTATAGCACCAATACTATTTTGTATTCTACTTTCTATGGTAGTGATCCTAATGGTTATTATTGGTCTTTAGATGCTTATAATTTTAATGTGTCGATTGATTATTATTCAATTACACAAGTGATCTCAACTATTGAGCAAATTATCACTACTCAAATAGAAACTGCTCTTAATACAACAGAGTACGAATATGACTATAAGTATATTCCACCCTTAGATGATTTTATCTATGAACCTGAAATTGTTGCAGATTTTTCTATTGAGATAAATACTTTCGATGATGTTCTTACAATGGACTTTGAAATTGTAGAAATGGACACAGGCGAAATGCAAATGGAAATTACTACATTTGAAAATGACATGGAAGTCGATGTAGAAATTGTAGAATTAGAAATGGAGTCTAGTGAAGATACCCTAGAACCCACTAATGAAGAAGAACCTGACCAAGAAGTTGCTCAAGTTAAAGAAACAAAAGAAACGATTGGTGCAAAAATAATCGAACAAGTAGCCGAGCAAGGCGATCAAATAGCTTTATCGAATATCAAACTTGCTGTTATGGCTCAACTAACAGATACAAACGAATTTAATAACTACGAGTCAAAGGTAATTTTAGACAATAATGTCGATGACTATTTGCTAGTCACAATAGACGATCCTTATGGTGGTTTATTTGATTTAGCCCAAGATCGACTCATGGAAGAAATGGTAAATCAACAATATGGCAGAAATTGAATATGGTGGAATTAAAGTTAAAGGTGGTAAAATACTTATTATTATCTCTCTGCTTGGTACTTTGGGTGGTGCTGGGTGGACAGGCTTTGAATTTTACAAAGATTATCTTGATATGAAAGAAAAGATACAGGAGTACACTGCTCCTAATCTATCTTATATTGAAGAAGAACTAGCTGTATTAAAATCAGAAATATCCTCTGTATTAGAAGAAGTTTCTCTTGTTAATGATGTAGCCCAATCTCTTAAAAATGATCTAAGAAGTGACATTAAACTAATGAAAGATGATATTAGAAACATTGATAAAATTGTTAATGATATCGAAGATAGAGTCAAAGCAAATGAAAGAGAAATATCAGATGACTTTAAACTCTTGGAGCAAGAGATATCTGATAAAATAAACAAAGCCTTAAACAATCCTTTAAATAATATGTCAGCGAGTACCAAATGAACATCGATTTTAAAACCATATTACCTTACATAGTTATTATTGCCTCTATTAGTATGAGTTGGGGTATGGGATCTCAAAGATTAGATGCCTTAGAACAAAAGGTAAATTCTATTGCTCAAATGCAACAAGACATCGCTGTCATTAAAGAAAAGATTATGTGGATTGAGTCTTATCTTATTAAAGAAAGATGAAAGTATTTCTTGTTCTATGGGTGTGTATGCAATCTGCTAATTTACCCTTAGATAAAACTTGTTTTCAAACTGTTAATCAAAAAATTTACTATGACACAGTTCAAGAATGTAAAAAAGATTTTGACGAATTATCTGCAAAAATAATTCTTAATAATCCTGATCTATATTTAACTATGTTTTGTACTACAAAGAATATAGAGAACATTTAATTTTGATATAGCTGTCATGCTTTATTGATAATTGTAAAACAAATTATCAATCACACATGATGTTTATGATATCAACATTAAAAAAGTTTTATGCTACTTTTAAACAAGCATTACTTGGTTACGAAACAGGATTAGAAACATATTGCAGAAACGAATACCATGATAATTGGGAGTTCGCTGTAAATTATTTTAAACGACACAAAAAGTTTCCTTATTAGGAAAAAAAGATAATCACTGGGGAATAGAAATAAGGAGATGTATGTACAATACAAAATCAATCCTTGTTCTGTCGGATTGTCACTTTCCATATCAGAAGAAGGAGTATTTTAGTTGGATTAAAAAACTAAAAGAAAAGATTAAGCCTACGATGGTTCTAATGATAGGTGATTTGATTGATGCTCATAGTATTAGTCAACACCTACATTCCCCAGAGCTTAAAAATATTAAGTATGAGCTAGAAGAAGCTCGATCTTGTATTCAAAAATTAAGAAAAATCTTCGATTGTGAAATGCCTATTATATGGGGTAATCACGATATAAGAATACAAAAACTTGCAGAAAAATCCTCTATTCCTAATTCTTTTATTAAAGACATAAATGAAATTTTAGGCATAGATCCTAAATGGAAATGGACTTGGCACAACAAACTCATTGTTAATCTACCTAATAAGACCAAAGTCTTTTTTACTCATCACTTTAAATCTAATGTTTTAGCTAGTGCAAAAGAATTAGGTTTATCACTTGTAGTTGGTCATCAGCATACAAAAGCTAGTATTGAACTATTCTCTCATCCTTTATCCTTAAATTTTGCCATGTGTGTTGGTTCTAGTATTGAACCTAATCACGAAGCTTTTAAGTATGGCAAGAACTTTATTAAAAGACCTATTATTTCTTGTGGGAGTATTGTCAATTCAGTACCCCAATTACATCCTATGTTCTTAAACAAAGATGGGAAATGGACAGGTCAAGTATGAGGATTTCTTATCAAGATGGAAAACTTTATTTAAGCCTTACAAGAAATGAAGTTAAAGAAGCTAATGAAAATGTGGGTATGCCTCTACAACTAGACATTGGGCATTTAAAAGTTCTCCACGAAGATATTAACCAAGCAGTATCACAACATTGGACTCAAGTCGATGTACCAAGAGAGGTTAGAAATTTAAAAAGATGTATGAAGTAGTAAAAGACAAAATAAAACAGAGCGAAGGTTTTTCTAATACAGGTTACTTTTTAAAATATAAAGGAGCTAATGGAGAGACTATTCAAGAAGATTTTATGACTATTGGTTATGGTCATAAGTGTGTTGATGGAGATCCTTATGAAGAAGGTGTTGAATATTCTAAAGAAGTATTAGATCAACAATTTGAAAAAGATTTCCTAGTCTATCTTCATGCTGCAGAAAGATTTATTGGTAGTTGTGAAGTGCCACACACTATTAAAGATTGCATTATAGAAATTGCGTACAATATTGGTGAGCCAAAATTGTTTCAATTTATCAAAATGCGTCAAGCGATGATTGATGGTGATTATAAAGAAATGGCTAACCAACTTAGAGATAGTCGTCTTTATAGAACATTAACTTCTAGATACGAACCTATCTGTCAAATAATAGAGGAGTCTTAATATGTGGACTATGTTATTAAAACCTCTCATTGGTGTTGCTGGTGATGTGGTTAAAGGCTTTGTCGAAAAGAAAAAATTAGAGTCAGAGCAAAAACTTACAAAGATAAAAGCAGAAACTACCTTAATGGAAAAACAAATTAAGGGCGAGATCGAATGGGATCTAGAAGGTATTAAAAATACTAAAGACTCATGGAAAGACGAATACTTAACTATTTTATTTTCCATTCCTTTACTTTTATGTTTTTTACCCTTTACAGTTGATTATGTAGAAAGAGGTTTTGATGCCTTATCTAAAACACCAGATTGGTACAAGTACACACTTGGTGTAATTGTTTCTGCTAGTTTTGGTATTAAAGGAGCTACTAAATATTTTGGGGGTAAGAAGAAATGAGTACCTTAAAAGAACTAGAGTCTTTATTAAGAAAAGCAAAAAAAGAGTTAAGAGAAGTCAAAACTCATAATGACTTCTTATTAGAAAGATTAGAAAAAGCTCACGAAAGAAACCACGAGCTTAGACAACAAATCGAAAATATGACTGTCGATGATGTTATGGTTAAATTAAAAGCAAGAGCCGAACACGATGCAAGAATAAAAAGAGACAAAGAACTATTAGAAACTTTTGAGAAACAAAAAGAGGTGGTTTTAAATGGCAACCTATCAAGGTAAAAAAGTTCCTCTTAATAAACCCCTTAGAGGTGATGTTAAGAAGTTTAAAGTCTTTGTAAAGGATGGTGACAAAGTTAAAAAGATAAACTTTGGTGATCCTAATATGACCATTAAAAAGAACCAACCTTCTAGAAAGAAAAGCTATTGCGCTAGAAGTGGTGGTATCAAAGGTACTAATAATAAATTATCAGCAAATTATTGGTCTCGTAAGATGTGGAATTGTTGATGGCTAAGAAACAAACCAACTCAACTCCTATAATGAATGTTGTTAAAAAGACAACCATAGGTGATGGAAGAATAAGCTTTTCTACCATGAACAAACACAAGAGACGAAGCTATAAACCATACAATAGACAAGGAAGGTAATATGCCCAAAGTAGGATCAAAAGTATTTAGTTATTCTAAAAAAGGAAAAGAAGAAGCTAAAAAGTACGCTAAGAAAAAAAACATGAAAGTTAAATACAAGAAATAATCATG